GGAATCGACTTCACGAACGGCACGATGAACATTGGTACTCTGACCGTAGACAAGATCAAAGGCTCTATCCTCAACAGTGGATGGGGAATCGACTTCACGAACGGCACGATGAACATTGGTACTCTGAGTGCCAATAAGATAACCACAGGAACAATGAGCGCGCAGCGTATAAGCGGCGGCACGCTGAACCTTGGCGGCTCTAATACTGATGGTCAGATTGTTGTGAAAAATGCAAGCAATTCAAATATATTCACGGCGAGCAAGTCGGGAGTGACGATTAACGGAGATATCTTCACTGTCACGACTACGAATTTCAAGCTTACATCCAATGGAACCATGACCGCCAACAGAGCAACATTAAACAGTGCGACTGTTAATACGGCAACAATGAATAATATTGATGCAGAAACAATTTCCTGTACTAACTTGTCTGCATATGGTGGCTTTTATGCTTACGCTTATTGCGGCACAGATGGGAATGATTATCAGACATTAGAAATAGATACTGGCGGAATTTCTCTTTCAGATACTCACGAGGTTGTAGAAGTTGGTAGTATCCAGGGTATCAGGATTACATCAAGCGATATTTATTACATTGATGCAGAAGGAAACTGGATGAGTGTATGGGATATGATTCATGATTCATCAAGTTCAGGCGGCGGCGGTGATGATGACGGCGGTGACGTTGTTGTTATAGATTAAAAAGGGGTGAATAAATGCAGACACAGACTTATGATCTGTCCATTATTCCGAGCCGAAGCATCGTAAAGGTTCATGCTTCGCAGTGGGAAGATGGAGAAAGAAAATTTGTATTTAATTTATATGATGCAAGCGGTCTTTACAGCATTGCATCCGGGGCGGTCGTGGAAGTCCGGGGAACAAAGGCAGACGGACACGGCTTCGCAGTGTCGAACAGCACGCATCCGGCATATATCAGTTACAGCGGTTCGGCGGTATCTGTTATCACGATGAAACAGATGTGTGCGGCGGCAGGAGAACAGGACTTCAAACTGAATATAACAATCGGTGGAAAGCTTATTGCATCGGCAAGGTTTACGCTTGTAGTTGACGAAGATACACTTTCAGACGACACGGACACTTCCGATTCAGTTTTACCGGCAATTATAGACGCGGCGAGAACATCAGCGACACAGGCGGCAGTCAGCGCAACAGCGGCGGCGGCATCGGCTGAAAGTGCTGAAAGCTCAAAAACATCAGCGGCAGGAAGTGCGACAAGCGCAGAAACAAACGCTTTGAAATCCGAGGGCTACGCAGTCGGCAAACAGAACGGTTCTGATGTTGGGGATACAAGCCCATACTATCAGAATAACTCTAAGTATTATTCGGATCGGGCAAAGACAGACGCAGACAGGGCGGCGGCTTATTCTACTAATACGCCTTATATCGGTTCTAATGGCAATTGGTGGGTATGGAATACCACTCAGGGAAAGTATGTTGATTCTGGTGTTGATGCAAGCATCACGTTACAGATTGCCGATGTAACCATGTTGGACGCTTCGGCTACACCTTATGTAACCAATACAGGGACTAATACAGACCCGATATTTCATTTGTTTATTCCAAGGGGAAAAGGTATTCAGAGTATTTCCAAGACAGGTACGAGCGGTCTTATAGACACCTATACAATTACTTATTCGGATGGAACAACATATACATTTACCGTTACGAACGGTAAAACAGCTTATCAATCGGCTGTCGAGAGTGGATATACAGGCACGGAAGCAGAGTTTAACGCGGCTCTGTCACACTTTGAAGAGTGGAAAGATGATGCAGAGGACGCGGCAGATGCGGCGACAACCGCGAAAAACGCGGCGCAAACATCCGCTAACGATGCGAGGGAATCAGCAGAGCAGGCGGCGGCTTATGCAGGTATGGTAATTCCCACTTTTTATATCGACTTTACCACTATGGAGCTTATGCAGAGGGAACAGCCGACGGCATCGGACATTACTTTTACATTGGACGAAAACAAGCATCTTAAATATGAGATAGCAACAACATAAGGAAGGAGATCATAAAATGGCGGCTACAAGTTTAGGTCTTGTCGGAATAGTCAGCAAGGGCGAGTATTCGGCATCAGCTACCTATATCAAGGGCAATTTCGTTTATCATAATCAAAGTACATGGCTTTGTATAGCTGAAACGATAACAGGAAGCGAACCTTCTGAAAGTAACAGCAATTGGCAGTTATTGGCGAAGGGTGTACAGTTAGTAGTTTTCACAGGCGCAACCGCAAGCACAGACGGCACAATGGGCGCAGTACCTCAACCACATGCAGGGGATGAAGGAAAGTTTTTGAAAGGCAGCGGTGGTTGGGCAAACGTACCCGACCCACAAGTATTCACAGGAGCGACAACAAGCGCAGACGGAACAAGTGGTTTAGTTCCCGTACCACATATGGGAGATGAAAACAAATTCATCCGTGGTGATGGTTCATGGGCAAGTGCGGCGGCAGACGATAACTTTGTCGGAACATTGGCACAGTGGAACGCACTTTCTGCGGCAGATAAAACGAAATACAAGACCGCTGATATCACTAACGATTTCAACGGCTCGCCTGTTGACAGTGCTTTGTCCGATACGTCATCCAATCCCGTACAGAATAGGGTTATTACAGAAGCGTTTGGAGGTATTGGAACTAAACTGTTTGGGAATGCTGAGGGCGGTACAAACATTATTGTGCCTAACGATACCGTAACTGTTACATATTCCGTAGAACTAACAAAAGGGAAATGGCTAGTTATTGGTAGCATAGATTGGGCAGCAAACACAAATGGGTATAGACAAATACAGTTTGGTGATTCAGGAAGTATAAACCCTAACAGAGATAGTGCTGTTACAAGTGTTCCTTCTTCATTAGCTACAAAGGAACACTATATGCAGATTGTAAGGCTATTTGAGCTACAATCAACCTCTATTATATCTTTATATGCGTTACAAACAAGTGGCGGTGACTTAACTGCATATCCACAGCTTGTAGCAATTCGAATCAGATAAACTATTTTCGAAGAAAGAAGGTGATAACAATTGAGCAGATATAAAGTAAACCAAACTACAGGGGAACTTGAAGAGCTTATCGCAGGAGCGGAAGAGATAGACGGCGCACTGTCAAGTACCTCAACAAAAGCTATACAGAATAGAGCGGTAACAGGAGCTTTGTCCGAAAGAGACACCGCAATCGCCGACAATCGCCCGTTACCTATTAAAATATCGTCAGTGTCGGCACTTCCAAGAGCAATAACGAGTTCAAAGATAAAATCAAATCATGTTGTGGAAGGTAATCAAATGGTTTTGAGTAACCCGAGCGCACAGCTGAGTAATTGGGAAGTAGTGACTTCTAACGGCAGTTTGACGATAAGCGGAACGATAAGTGGAACAACTGATATATCATTTAATCTTGTTCCTTCACAGGATGCACTATCATTCTAAGCAAAGAAAGCGAGGTAATTCAAAATGAAGTATGCTTTAATTCAGTGTGTAAACGGAACTTTTTCAATCGTGAGTGAACATGGTGAGAATTTACAGGCGGCAAGGGTCGCATTTCATGACAGATGCAAAATCCTTTGGAATGCGTCGGATGTTATCACCGCAACGGTGGCAATCATCGACAGTAATCTGACCTATGTTGATGGACGTATCGAGGTTATCACTCACGAAGTAGCAGAAAGCGAGGTAACAGAATGATAGAAAGAATGTTCGGGGGGAGGGGCAGTACGAACCCCACAAAACACGGAAGGAGGAAATGGCACAGGCTTAACGTCATTTCTTCCAAGACTTCCGAAAGGAGGTCAGAGGTGTGAAGGTGAGGTGACTCGCCGTGGCTAATAGTGTTATAAAAAATATTATTGCAAGGGCATTTAAGATAATTGTGTTTGATAGTTTGACAGATTTAAACATCGACTTAGGCAATAATATTGAGACCCGATTATATACTTATAGTTATCGATCAACTAACAAACCAAGTATTAACGGCGGATATATGTTAACTATCGGAAATAATGATCAGGGTTTTTATATTTGTTTTACGTATGCTGATGCGGTGACAATATATGTACGTAAAGTTACAGAAGGAACAATGAGGCAATGGACACGTATTAGCACTACTTAATAAAACTATAGCCACACACGCCGAGAGAAGATGGCGACAAGTACAATTTCATCAATCAAAAAGAAAACAGTAACAGCATCATTCGCACCTCCTGGGAATGGAAAATTTACTAAACTTGGTCCAATAGTAACTAATATTGCGAAAGATAGAATACATTCAATAATAGTAAACTCAAGTTCTACAAATGCTGGATGCTTTCTTAATTTTATAACTAATGTAGGTGATGTATATATTGGAGTATTTCAGACAGACAGTATCGGAAGCTCCTCTATCAATGCGGAAGTTACGGTTTTCTATGAATAATTTAAGTGCCGAACAAAAACATGGCAAAAAGTACGATAAGAAAACAAATGCAATTAATATTCAATAAAACTGTTACATTTACTTATGTAGACTATGGCTTATGGTCTACATCATTAGATGATCATCATACCTTATTGAATTTTTCTGATGCGAATTATACATGTACAGGAAGTGGCAAAAGTAATAATTATGTCAGACTTTTTAAGCAAGGGGAAAACGGAACAAAAACACCTATAAATAAATCTGATTCTCCAATAACATTATATTGTAATCTTATTCAATCATAAAGGTAGCAATTACCGCAAAGGGCAAACTTTATGATTTGCAATCTTTGGATGGATGGGGCAATGAAAGGAGAGAAAAAATGAAAGTATTTATATCACAGCCAATGAGGGATAAGACGGATGAACAGATTAAGGCAGAGCGTGAAAGAGCTATTGCTGACATCAAAGCTAAGTATCCAAATGAGGAAATTGAAATTCTTGACAGCTTCTTCGAGGGTGCACCGCACGATGCAAAACCCTTATGGTTCTTAGGCAAGTCCTTTGAGGTTTTGTCAAATGCTGACCTTGCGTACTTTATCGGCAAATGGCGTGAGTACAGAGGATGCTGGATGGAGAATATGGCTTGCGAAGAGTACGGAATTACTACAGTGTGTGAATGAAAGGACAGAACAATGGATAACAGAGCAATAGAAATAGTCAGAGATTATATCTTAAAGCATCTTGATAAGTCAGACCCAACACCGCAGTTTGACGTATACACAGTATGGAAAGCCAAGGCTTTACAGAATTGGAAGTATCTTTTATCTTCCACACTTTCCGATGGCATGTACTACGAGCTAACTTACAATGGTGACAAGAAAGAATGGTACTTGGACGCTTACAAGAAGTTTGAGAATGTGGTGATTGAGGAAACTTGACAGGAAGAAAGTGAGGTGAACCCGAATGAACCCCGAAACAATGACCGCGATTCTTTCCCTTTGTGGCGCGGTTATCACAATTGATAAGGTTGTGGATATTGTTATCAAGTTTAAGGGAAGGGCTACAAGTGACGTTAAGCATGTATCAGAGAAAGTGCAGGAACTTGAAGCGGAGATTGACAAGATACACGGCTTTTTGGCAAGGGATAAGGCAAGGCTTGACGCTATGGACAAAGGAATGTCAGTCCTACAGAGGGCGATTTTGGCATTGATTGATAATGCTATCGAGCCGACAAATAAAGAGCCGTTGTTAAAAGCGAAGGATGCTCTTGACAATTATCTGATTGATAAGGGACTTGAAGCCTAAAAAGTAAAACTATGCAGGAAAAAGGAGATTGACAGATGCAGTTCAATTCCTTAGTTTTTTGCAAAAAGAAAAAGTGTTTTCGGGCATCATGGAAAGACGGTCGCTTTCTAACGTTTGATGGCGAAAACTTTATAGAACATGTTGGAGAAAAAAGCCGCGTATGGTTTTGGGAGAGCGCAGAACAGGCACGTCAAGACCTTACGGCGGCAGATTGGAGGTATATCGACTAATGACAGTCGGAGTTTTGGGAGCTTTGATGCTCCTGCTTGTAATTTGTTTTTGCTTTGTAACAATGACGATTTTGGATATAGGGAGGAAAGATCATGATAGAGAAGCTGACCTTAATAAGTATTTTAACGACTACTTCAACCGAAGCCGCGAAAAAGATACTTGACCAGACGGGGATAAAGTACGCTACAAACGTCGTGGCGGCGATTGTGGCGGCTTTGATGAGCGCAGTCGTGGAATTCTACCCCTTATTAAATTCGGGGGCTGAAATCGGCACAAATTGCCTATATGAGTTTATCGCCTTAATCTTTCTATCATTCATCGGAGCTACGCTCGGATATGACAAGGCGGTACAGCTTATCCAGCAAATGAAAGAGTGAGCTTATGGCAGATGCAAAGCAGATTTATTCTTTTATTTCACAGATTGCGCCCATAGCCCAAAAAGCCTATCGGGATTTGGGGAAAGTCCTTCCGTCGGTCTGTATCGGCATGGCTTGCGTTGAATCAGCATACGGTACGGCAGGAAGTACCAAATATAACTCTTTTTTAGGCTTCAAAGTCGGTTCGGGAAAAACCGCTACAAAGTATTGGGATGGTACTTTCTTTAAGTCAAAAACCAAAGAAGAATATACGGTTGGCGTGCATACGGTGATTAAAGATGCATTCAGAAGTTATAGATCAATGGAGCAGTGTGTTTATAACTTTTATGAGCTTTTGAATACGAAGTTGTACGCCAAAGTCACAAGCGGCGCACCTTATGATGTACAGATGAAGCAGATCAAAGCATGTGGTTACATGACTTCATCCACCGAAGTTAATTCGGTCATTCGGATTATTAAAAAATATAATCTGACCTCTTATGATGCGTTTAGTTCGGGGAATAGTGAAGCTGCATTCCCACGCTATCAAGTCGGCAGAGTCTACACCCTTAATAGCAACATGTATGTAAGGGAAAGACCGGGGGGAGATTATATTAAGACCGCTACAGAGGACGCGAAAAAACACATGAGCGTTTTTCCTATCCTCAACAAAGGAACTAGGGTAACATGTAAGGACATAACGATCTATAGCGGTGCAACATGGCTCAAAATCCCGTCGGGATGGGTGTGTGGAATAGGTGCATCGGGAAAAGTTTACATTTCTTGACGCTATCACTTCAAGATGATATAGTTAAGTTGTACCCCCCAAGTATGTTCCCAGTTTGGCATACATTCAGACACAGGCGCGGCATAACCCCTTACATGCCGCGCTCTCCTTTTCTAAAGGTGGTTATATGGACGATAGGAAAATTGAATATATCGCTTTTGAATCGGTATGTGCGAGATTTGAAAGAATTAACAAAAGATTGTGGATATTGTGTATAATTTTGGCGATTATGTTGATAACTACAAATATTGCATGGCTTTATTATGTGCAACAGTTTGAACAATTTGAAACAACGGTAACACAGGATAATGCTGATGGTTATAACAACTATATCGGCAACGATGGAGATATAATCAATGGCACGACAGACTATTAAAATAAAGGGATATAGAAGAAAATACGGTGGCAATACGGGTAAAGTTCGGTGCAATATGTGTCACGGAACGGGAGTCGTTAAGAAGGGCAAGCGCAGGAAATGAAAAATCTCAATTACTCCAATTCTGAAATCGAGAAGGTTATTGATGATTTTGTGCATTCACAGCGCGACAGAGCCATTTTGAAACGCCGCTATATTGATGGTATCTTGATAGAACCATTATCCGAAGAATTTGACTTGTCACCGCGTCAAATTAGGAATATAATTTATAAAAATGAGAACCTGATCTTTTCACACATTGGAACAGCCATAATGGATTAAACCTTTTTAATTCCATTTGAACTTCCTCTTACCGAAAAAGGCATCTGCTTAATGCAGGTGCTTTTTTCTTGCCTTAAAATTGCCCTTTTACTTCCTCGATTATTCATTTCTAAAATTCTATGATAAATCCATGAGATACAACGATTTTGCGGAACGATTGCAAAGGTGCGGATTGTCAGCGCATGAAGCTGCTGCAATCGCTAAAGACTTCGAAAGAAATATGGACGTTGACAGCCTTGAAAACTATGTTGCATCGGTTGAAAGAGAGGTGTTTCCAAATGTGGAAAGAATACAATCCAAGCCCGGTAGGTGCCCGTGTGGGGGATTGTTCGGTTCGTGCAATTGCAAAGGCTCTTAATACAACATGGGAAAAGGCATATTTGCTTTTAGTTATTAATGGCTTTTCTATGGGAGATATGCCAAGCGCAAATAATGTAATAGGTTCAGTATTAAGGCAACATGGTTTTAAAAGGGCAAATATACCAAGCGATTGCTCGGATTGTTTTAGTGTTAAAGATTTCTGTAAAGAAAATCCTAACGGCACATTTGTATTAGGCACAGGAACTCATGTTGTTACTGCAATAGATGGAAATTATTACGATGTATGGGATTCTGGAGCGGAAACAATAGCTTATGTGTGGTACAAAGATACAAAACCTATTTTCGATATTTAACAGGAGAAATAATTTATGGCTTATACATATCAAGACTACGGCGGTTATTATCCGCGCTTTAGCGGTCAGCCGCAACCTCAACCAATGCCCCAGGCTCAACCGATGGCTCAACCGATGGCGCAACCAATGCCGCCACAGAATAACGGGATTATCTGGGTTCAAGGCATTGAAGGTGCAAAATCCTATCTTGTAGCCCCGAATTCATCCGTCCCTTTGTGGGATAGCGAGAGCCGCACTATATACCTCAAGAGTGCTGATGCTTCGGGTATGCCCTCTATGAAAATCCTTGATTATACAATTCGTGGAGAAAATTCAGCTCAAAACAATGTTCAGATAAATGAACAGAAAAACGATTATGCAACACATGAGGAATTAACGGCACTTGAAAACAGAATTTTAGAGAAGATCAAAGAGGTGACAAGCGTATGAATCCAATTCGGTTAATGCAGATGCTAAACAAAATAAAAAATGATCCTATGTCCATCCTTTCACAATATGGAATACCTCAGAACATTGCAAATAATCCGGAGAAGGTAACCCAATATTTAATGCAGAATGGAAAGATCACACAGAATCAGTACAATGATGCAGTCCAACAGGCGAACAGCATGAGATCATTTTTTGATATGAAGTCTTAAAGGCTTTATATAGATACTATAAACCGACCATTTAACAGAAAATGGTTGCTGACCGCTAACAGTTAAGCGGTAGAAAGGCGGTAAAAATGGCACTTACAGATGAAAATAGCAATGGAATGGTAATGCCTGTCGCTCCGATGTACGGAAACGGTAACGGGTTCGGCGGTGATTCGTGGGCTTGGATAATCCTTTTGCTACTTCTTGCAGGTAACGGCTGGGGCAACGGCTTCGGTTTTGGCGGCTATGGCGGCGGTATCGGCGCAATGGCGGCAGACGGGGCTATGCTCTATCCGTGGATTAATCAGTCTCAGCAGGTCAACGACGGTTTCCGTGACCAGATGATAAGCGGAAATATCAATTCAATTCGTGACGGCATCGGCAACCTTGCAACACAGATATGTGGAGCGACAGGAGACATTCAGAACACTCTTTGCAGTGGTTTCGCAGGAACTAACGCAACAATTAACAATGGCTTTGCTAATGCGGAGACTGCCGCTAATGCAAGACAGATTGCAAATATGCAGCAGGCTTTTAACGCTCAGTCTGCCGTTACCGCAGGAATGAACGCTTTGCAGGCGCAGCTTGCTCAGTGCTTGACGAAGATTTCCGATAAGGTCAAGGATTTCTTCAGTTTCACAAGGTTTGAAACAGTAGGCACTTTAGCGGCGTAATCCGCTATGGCAATCGGGTGAATTGCTGGAAAATCTAAGTTTGCATTTTTACTTTCGCATAGAATTAATGTATAATAAGTATATTAATAGCGGAGGTAAAATATATGTATTATGTGTATGAGTTTTATATCGTTGAAACTGGTGAAGTTATATATGCCGGAAAAGGAACCGGAAGAAGGTATAAGGTAAGAAGCCAACGGAATCAGTTTTTATCAGATATGCTAAAACGCAATAAATGTGAAAGCAGAATAGTAAAGGAGTTTCAAACCGAAAAAGAAGCATTTTTATATGAATACGATTATATAAAATCCCTTAAATCAAAAGGACAATGCGTTTGCAATATCTATAACGGCGGCGCAGGTGGTTCTGGTGATTATTGGACGGATGAATTGCGTGAGGAATATTCTAAAAAGAATGTTATGAAATCTGAAACGCAGAGAAAACGGATGTCAAAGAATAATCCTATGAAAAATAAGGAAATATCCGAAAAGGTTAATTCCCAAAAAAGGCGTCCTGTAATTATCGGGAATACGGAGTACAGCTCCGTTAAAGAAGCACACATTGCGTTAGGAGTAGCGGCAGACACAATTCAACGATGGTGTATAAAAGGAATTAACAGCAACGGTGAATTGTGCAGATATAAAGACAGCCAACAGGTTGTATTCACCGACAAAAGATATAACAAAGGTGGGTGCAAAGGGCTGACATACAAGGGAAAACATTATGAAAGTCCAATTGATTTAGCGGAAGAGATGAACTGTAATGTTACAAAACTATACCATTGGTTAAAAAACGGTTTTGACCATTACGGAAACCCAATACGCTATGATAATGACAAAAGGGAACTCGTATTCATAATGAAAAGAGGTTCAAACTTCCCTGTAATCGTAAATGGGAAACATTACCCCTCTATCTCTGCGGCATCAAGGGACATTGGAGTTAGTTCACAATGGCTCGGTGACATACTAAAAGGAAAACAAAAAAGCACAAAATACATTTGCAAATATGACAATCAGCAACCAAGCCACGGGAATACCGATAACAGTACCGTGGAAGGCTCAACGACTAACGGGTGAGGACGGTAAACCAATAACCCCGACACGAGTGCCCGACCCCTACTCCGAACGGAGAGGGTGAAGATATAGTCTGAACTCACGAGGAAACCGTGAGAAGTATAGGTTAAAGAGCCTATACGATAACATAATTGGCTGTGACAACAGAGCGGCAACCGCCGACCTTAAATACACGGTAGCAACGGAGAACTGCGCGGACAGAGCCGCTCTTTCGGACGGCTTCAAAGACCTTACAATGTCAAATTACGCAAGTTCACAGGCTATTCTTAACGCTATCAATAACGGTATTCAGAGCATTAAGGATGATCTTTGCGCTGACAGGCTCGAAGCTGAAAGACGCGAGAATCAGAACCTCAGAAGTGAGCTTATGTACGCGAGAGGACAGGCTTCACAGGTTGAGCAGACTGCACAGCTCAGAGCGGCACAGGCTACAACAGCCAATCAGCTTGTTGCAGAACTTCGTTCTTGCCCTATCCCTGCACAGCCCGTATACGGCAATCAGCCAATTTTCACATGCCCTCAGAATAGCATGAGCGGATGCGGCTGTGGATGCGGTAGTGGTAACTTTTAAAATACCCGTTTTGGTTTTTGCGATATATACCTAAATGCGTTATAATTAAAGAAAAGCATGGAGGTTATTATGGCGAAAAAAATAAAAGATTTAACGGGGCAACGGTTCGGAATGCTTACGGCTGTTTCGATTAGTCACAGGAAGGGAACAAGGACATATTGGAATTGTAAATGCGACTGTGGCAGAACACGGGTGGTCAGCGGTGACCATTTAAAAAGAATGGATAACACAGACTGCGGATGTACAAGAAAGCATATTTCCTATAGCAAAAAGCATGGAATGAGCGATAGCAGACTGTACACCATATGGGCACTTATGAAATATAGATGCAATAATCCCAATAGAAAAGAATATGCGGATTATGGCGGCAGAGGTATTCGGGTTTGCAAGGAATGGAATGACCCACAAAATTTTATTGACTGGGCGTTAAACAATGGGTATTCAGACGATTTAACGCTTGATAGGATTGACAATAATTCGGGTTATTGCCCCGAGAATTGCAGGTGGGTAACTAAGTCCGTGCAGATGAACAATAGAAGAACTTGCCGATATATAACGCATAACGGAGAAACAAAAACCATAAGCCAGTGGGCGAAAGAAAAAGGGATGAGATATATCCAACTTAAAAGAAGGATTGATAATTACGGTTGGAGCATTGAAAGAGCATTAGACGAGCCGTTGCACTCTCAAAAAAAGGAGATATAAAATGGCAGAATTTTTATCGAAGGACGCAGTTGAGACAGTTGCTCTCAACACAGCGATTCCGTTTATAGATTCTATCCCATGTAGAAAGGGATACGTAATTCATGCGTCAGGGTCGGGGATTTTTGTCCTGCGTGGCATAGTCAACAATCCCAACTCTTGCTTTGCACGTTACAATGTTGAGTTTACAGGAAACATTTCAATTCCAGAAGGTGGCACAGTAACACCTATAGCAACGGCTATTGTTGTTTCCGGCGAAAGTCGAGAAGGTAGCAGAAGTATTTATACCCCTGCAGCGGTGGACGAATACGGAAATGTAACGAGCCGGGCGACAATTGACGTTCCTAAAGGTTGTTGCTTCACGGTGGCAGTTGAATATGTAAGTGGAATAATTGACGATGCAGCAACAACGCCAACACCAATAATCAACGTTATTGACGGAAGTTTAAGCATTAATAGGACAGCCTAATCAAGAAAGGGGGAAACATAGATGCACAAACTTTATGAACTTAAAGAAAAGCTTATGAAAGAGCTTGAAGATTATGCAGAAAACGGAAAATTTTCTGAAAAGGATGTTGAAAGCATCAAGTATATAACAAGCTCGATAGATCACATTTGTAACATCATGGAAGATTCGGACGAGTACAGCGGCGCAGTATATAATGACGGAATGTCGATGCGTGCCGGCAATTATAACCGGGGCGGCTCATCCTACGCAAGAGGAAGAGGGCGCAACGCAAAGCGTGATTCTATGGGTCGTTATTCAAGCCGTATGTATTCGGGCGATAATTCCATGATTATCACGGAACTTAGAGAGCTTATGGAAGATGCGCCGGACGAGAAGGTAAGAATGGAGATCGAAAACCTTGTAAACAAGATGGAAAGAATGTGAGTTTATGATTACGGAAAAGGACCTGAAAGAAGCTATAGCAGAATGTGAGGGTGAGCGAAAACCGAACGCTAATACCTGCATAAAGCTGGCGGCTTTTTATACGATTCTTAACAACATGTACGGAAATCCGGAAATCCCAAATAATTATTCAATGGCTGCCGCCCCGTCCGGTAATTCTGATGATCTGGACTATCTGACCGACAGCGAGTTTTCGCAGATTATAGCGGATATAGGGATACGCAAGGCTTTTCCGATTATTGATGAATTGATGGCTACCCTTTCAGTCCTGAACCCTAAGTTATACGATGCGGTCATGAGAAAGCTTGACAGCGTGTGACATACTAAGGGGGAATAGAATTTTATACTCTCCAAAAAAGAGCGTTCGTTTTCGACAGGGGGAACGCTCTTTTTCGTGCTTGACATGTACAACAATGTTGATGTACAATAGTGAAGTGAAAGGGGGTGAAAACTTTGGTAACGATGAAAACATTTAACAGCCGCGCGGAATGGCTTAAAGGTCGATCAGGTCAGATCGGCGGTTCGGATGCGGCGGCTGTAATGGGGCTGAATCCGTGGAAGTCCAATGTCGAGCTTTGGGAAGAAAAGACGCACAGACGCGACAGCCCGGACATAAGCGACAAGCCCGAAGTGGTATTCGGAAACAAAGCCGAAAGCCATATCAGGGAGCTTTTTGCCTTAGATCATCCACAATATGAGGTTTGCTACGCAGAAAACAATATGTGGATAAATACGGAATATCCTTTTGCTCATGCAAGCCTTGACGGGTGGTTGATAGAAAAGGAAACAGGCAGAAAAGGGATTTTAGAGATCAAGACAACAAACATTGTAAACAATATATCATTGAAAAAGTGGGAGAACAGGATACCCGATAATTATTTCTGTCAAATCCTGCATTACTTTATGGTGACAGGTTTTGACTTTGCAATATTAAAGGCAAGACTTAGGTTTGGATTTGATGATGATATTTATTGTCAGGTGCGGCATTACCGTATAGACCGCGTGGAAGTAATCAACGACATTGTAACACTTGAACAGGCTGAAAAAGCTTTTGTTCAGAATATTGGACATGATGAAAGACCCGACTTGATATTACCGAACATTTAACAAAGAAAGAGAGGTTAAAAAATGGAACTGAAAATAGCAGAATTAAAAATACCAGAACAGATCAACTTTAACTATGATGAGTTAAAAGCAGAATTAACCGCAAAAGCCCATGATTATGAGGTCATGGTTTATGGCGAAGATCAGATCAAGGACGCTAAAGCTGATAAGGCGGCTTTGAACAAGCTGAAAAAAGCCCTTAACGATGAGCGAATAAACCGTGAGAGGGAATATATGAAGCCCTTCAACGAATTTAAGTCACAGATAAACGAAATAATCAGCATCATTGATAAGCCGATAGCGGTTATTGATACGCAGGTGAAAGAGTATGAAAAGAAGAAACAGGAAGAGAAGCAGGACGCTATTAAACAGTTATGGCTTGGTATCGAGCATCCCGATTTTGTCCTTTTAGGCTCGATTTGGAATAATAAATGGCTGAATACAACATTCACCTTGAAAAAGGTTGAGGAAGAAATCAACGAGCGTTTAGCGCAGATAGCCGCCGACGTTAAGACCCTTGAAAGCTTGTCGGAGTTTTCATTTGAAGCTTTGGAAGAGTACAAGCACAGCCTTGATGTTGGCAAGGCTATCGCGGAAGGTCAGCGGCTTGTTGCTATCCAAAAGGCGAAAGAAGAAGCAAGAAGGGCGCAGGAAGAAGCTGAAAAGCCGATCATTGACACAACAGCACAGGAAATACCATACGAAAAGCCTGAAGTCATTGCAGAGCCGCCAAAGCAGGAAGGGCAGTGGATAGCTTTCAAGGCATTTCTTACGGTTGAAAATGCCTTGAAATTAAAAAAATTCTTTGAAGAAAATAAAATAGAATTTCACAAAGCTTGACTAACTTAAATTTTAACTTAAATTTTAACTTAAATTTTAACTTAAATTTTAACTTAAATTTTAACTTAGTTATAACTCGATCATTTTAATTTAATTTAGGAGGTTAATCATGGCAGTACAGAACAGCTTATCACAGGCACAGGGTAGAAGGGTAGGCTTGACAGCTTATCTTACCAAGGATGCGGTGAAAGATCAGATAAATAAGGTTGTGGGTGGCAAAGAAGGGCAGAAATTTATTACGGCGATTGTATCCGCTGTCAACGCGAATCCGGAATTGCAGGAATGCGATAACGGGAGCATTCTTTCAGCGGCTCTTTTGGGACAGTCGTTGAAGCTTTCACCTTCGCCACAGTTAGGGCAATATCATCTTGTGCCCTTCAAAGACAAGAAAAAAGGCAAGGTAGCTCAATTCATTATCGGATACAAGGGATATATACAGCTTGCGATCAGATCGGGGCAGTACAAAAAAATCAATGTTCTTACGATCAAACAGGGCGAGCTTGTAAGGTTTGACCCGCTGAACGAAGATATAGAAGTTAATCTCATCCAGGATGAAACAGTCAGAGAGAACACGCCAACAATGGGTTATTATGCAATGTTCGAGTATGTGAACGGCTTTAAAAAAGCTCTTTATTGGAGCAAGGAGAAGATGATAAACCACGCAGACAGATATAGTCCGGCATTCTCAAGAGATGCCAAAGGCGGCAAATATCCGAAGGTTTCTTTCGCTGATTATGAAGCCGGCAAATATCCGAAGTCGGATGAATGGTTGTACTCTTCTCCTTGGTATCAGCGCTTTGACGATATGGGATGTAAAACAATGTTACGTCAGCTTTTGGGCAAATGGGGTGTGTTAAGCATTGAAATGCAGACCGCCTTAGAAGCCGATAACGCCGTTATCAACGAGGACTTAACGCCCGATTATGTTCAAACAGAAGAAGAAATTTTTGTTCCCGATGCAGAAAAAGAGCCAGATCAGATAGAGGCAAAGACAGAAGAAAAAGAAGCACCTACAGAGAATGTTGAGCAGGACGCGGCAGCGGCACTTTTCGGCTAACAACATAACGGCATCTTGCGTGGGGATGTAAGCAGGATATACCACAAAACCACGTTTTAAGGCGGTGAAAAGTGCGCCCCAAAAGATACAATTCACCGCCTTTTATATATGGTCAATTTTAGCCCTTTTTAGCCCCTAAAATATTTCAATGCACAATTCCACAAAAAATATTTAGAAGGGCTACACGGAGCGCACAGACACCAAAATGAGAGGATTATGATGTATAACCAATACAGAAAATACAAAAACAAAAAAATCGAGATTGACGAAATAAAATTTGACAGCCAAAAAGAAGGTAACAGGTATATAGAATTGCGAATGCTTGAAAAAGCAAAGGTTATTAAAGACCTGCAGCGGCAGGTGAAATATGTGCTTATTCCAACACAGAGGGGGGATGATAAGAAAGTAATAGAGCGCGAATGTGCTTATATAGCTGATTTTGTATACTTTGACTGCGAGACAGGCAAAGAGATCGTAGAAGATGTAAAGGGCTACCGTGGCGGCGGCGCTTATGAGGTTTTTAAGATTAAAAGAAAGCTGATGTTAGAGCGGTACGGGATACGGATTAAAGAAGTTTGAAATTTTTAACATTTAGTTGTATAATAGTTCAATAATATATTGAAGTAAAACGAAAGGAGTTAATATGGCAAAAGCAAACATGGAACTTAGATTATATGCTATGGGAAAAGGGGTGAGAATGTGGCAGATAGCGGAGAAATTCGGTATTTCAGAAGCGTATTTCTGTAAAAAAATGAGAAATGAGCTTTCGGATGAAGAAGCGGACAAATTTAGGAAGTTTGTTGATGAAATTGCAGAAGGTGAAAAATAATGTCCGATGTAAAATGGATAAAAATCAAAATTGATATTTTCGATGATGAAAAAATGTACGCGATTGAATCCATGCAGGACGGATTATTGATTGAGCTGATTTGGTTCAAGTTGCTATGTCTTGCCGGAAAGTGTAACAATCACGGCTTTTTGATGGTCAATAAAAAGATACCCTATACGGATGATATGCTATCAAAAATCTTCCGTATAGAGATCGGGAGCATTCAAAGAGCTTTAACAGCGTTTCAAGAATTGGAAATGATAGAAGTCGTTGATAATGCGTACATGGTTTCAAATTGGGATAAGCACCAAAATGAGCAGGGATTAGAAGAGATTAGAGCGAGTGGAAGAGAAAGGACAAGAAGATTTAGAGAAAGGCAGAAAAATAAGGCTTTAGAGAATGAAGAGATAGGGTGTAACGTTACGAGTGACGTTACGGGTAACGTTACGAGTGACGTTACGGGTAACGTTACAAGTGACGTTAAATGTAACGTGAATCGCTCTATATCTATATCTAATTCTATATCTAATTCTAATTCTTTTTTAAATTCTAATAATTTAAAACCTACAACACATAATAGTGTAGAACTTAGTAGAAGTGTAGAACAGGAAATAATAGATAGCCAAGACAGTTTAAATTTAAAAGAGGACAGGAAGCCTAAGAAGAGAGCCAAGAAAGAACCCGTAAGAAAAGATGTATATTTCCCACTTGATGAAAAATTGAATCAAGCCTTTTCTGACTATGTTGAAATGCGTGAAAAAATGGGTGCAAAAAAGGCTTTTCAGTCAATAAAGGCGATTGATGCGGCGATTGATGATCTAATGGAAATGGCAAACGGCGACAATGACACTGCGATTAAGATCATACGAAAATCACTTATGAACTCGTGGCAGGGGCTTTTCCCGTTAAAGGATGTTTCGACGACAAAGCAGAAAACAAATTACACAGGTAGCATATTTGAAAACGCATAAAGGAGAATGAAATGAATCGAATTGAAGTCCAAAAAATCTTGATGGAGATTGAAGTGATATATCCGAATTTCAAGAACGGAATAACGAACCCTACGGCATTGATTGATATATGGCATAAATTTTTACAGAAATATGAGTATGCCGATATATCAACCGCGTTAATTGAGTTTGTGGAAACATCAAACAATTCGTTTGCACCGAGTATATCACAGCTTATAGGCATAGTCAAAAAACACAAGGATATTCCGATCAAGATTAGTTTGTTGGGCGCAGCCGAAGCGTGGGGAATGGTAAGAAAAGCCCTGCAAAACAGTGCATACAATTGCGAGGTGGAGTTTGAAAAACTTCCAAAACTGGTACAAAAGGCGGTCGGCTCTGCTAATCAATTGCAGGTATGGGCGACGGATGAAGATTATAACGAGGGCGTTATATCAAGCGTTTTTAAGCGGAACTATGAGGAAGTATGCAGCAAAGAAATGCAGTATTCGAATCTAACACCGCAACAGAAAGCAGGTGTTGACCAATTAAAGGACAGGCTGAACCGTGGCGAAGAATTAAGGAATATAGTTTCGGGAGTGGTTGACCACGTATCTTTGATTGATAGCCCGTCATAATTTGAGCGTGACGAGGGAACGCTGCCGCGTGGAGACGTTTTATTGCATCGGGCGTATATTTTGTAGGGTACGCACAAACAAAGGCTAAAAAGGGCAAAAACTAAGGTTTACATAACAAAGGACATGACAGGACTTATGAACGAGACAGACGCGGACAGAGTGAAGATTAGAATTAATACGCCGAAATTGACGGCTACAACGTCCAACAAGGGCGATTAAATGTGTTAGGCGATAATTTATACCCTAAAGAAAAAGAGCGGCTCTAAGGTGGCAAAAGTGGGGTAATATGAAAGGATGATGAAAAATGGATTTTTTTGACATATTAAACGACATCATGGAGCAGTCGGATTGTGATTATGCTTCAATAACCGTAACTAAAAACAGAAAAACACTTACATCAACGATCGTAAAGGAGAAAAACGAAAATGATTCTGACGAAAGGATGCAAGTGGAAGAATGAATAACAGAAATAACCATATTCAACAAAAAATACTAAGAATGTGTGAAAGGTGCGAACTTTGCGGAAGTATGAGAAATCTTGAAGTTCACCACATAATACCGTTAGTTGTTGAAATTGAGGATATTGATTTGAATTGCGAAGAAAATTTAATAGTTGTTTGCAAAAAGTGTCATGCTCTTTTGACTCCGCATAGATTATTAACAAAAATTGGACAGAAAAAAATTCAAAAAAAAGGATGTTTGGAATTTTATCAAGCGATAGAAAAAGAGACTGAAAAAGGCTTTTCCGTTTCGGTGGAAACAATCTTGGATTTATTTGATGATATTTTTATGAAATGAGGTAAAAAATGAAAAATTACGCAGTATTAGAACAGGACAAGAGAAAACTTGAAAGTATCGGCAATGGATTTATAAACGCATTTAAGAACAGGCTGACAAAAGCTTTTAACAAAGGCTATGAACAGGGCTACCAGGATGGCAAACTCGATGGCGAAGCTGAAAAGATTGAGAAACTTGAAAAGCAATTTGATGATGAAAAGAAAGCTGAGTACGACAGAGGCTTTGATGAAGGTTATGCAAGAGCTAAGTTAATAACAACTAATGATGCTTACGAAGCAGGCTACGACAAGGGCTATGAAAAAGGCAAACAAGAAAGTATTGAGGCTTGCAAAAAATGTGAACGTACATGGCAGGACGGATATTCAGAAGGATATGCCAAAGGCTTGCAGCACGGACAGGAACTTCGCATGAAAGAAATATTTGCTAATGAAGTCTTAAAAATTATGCAGAACGCAAGAGAAGAAATCGACGATGCAGGTTCAGAGCATAGGAAAACGTGCGCCAAACTGACGGCATACGAAGAAATCGAGGAGCTTTTGAAAACATGAAAGCAAAACTGATAATAGCGTTGATGCTTGTAGGTCTGTTAAACCCTAAAGAGGTATACGCTAAAGAGTTGGAAGTGATCGAAGTAAACTATGAGGATGCTCAAATGCTCATGAAGATAGCACAGGCAGAAGCCGGGAATCAAGGCATTGAAGGAATGTCAGCGGTAATGCGTGTAGTCCTCAACAGGGTTCAAAATGAAGATTATCCGGATACGGTCGAGGAAGTCATAAAGCAGCCCAATCAGTTTGAAAGTTACTCCAACGGCTCATATAACGAAGCAGAGCCGACGACAGACTGTCATTTGGCTTTAGCTGATGTTGAGAGGGGATTGAGCGCAGACAGGGAAATCATAGGTTTTGAAACCGTAGAGAATGGCGAAAGCCTTACAAGATACTTTGAGTATGCTTACACGATTAAAGATCACAATTTTTATGTGGAAAAGTAAACTTCGATGCAGATTTAAGAAAAAGAGAACTTCGATAATCACTCAGCTATAAAGGACGGCTTACAGATAAACAGTTTTATGAAATCGAAAAAGAATGTGATATTGATTTTTTTAAGTTGGTAAGCCAAGACGTTAAATATACGATTCGATACCGAGATACAGAGTCAAAGGACGGTGAGAAATGAAACAAGTAACACTCCGAGTTAAGGAAACTAAATATTCGAAAGATTATGAGGATTGTACACGCTGCATATATCGCAAAGACAGTATAGAAATATGCTTACTGAGATATTGTGTCCACGCAATAGATAATGTTGAGATAGAGGATTGTTATGTTCCTATGAAAGATCATGAGGTGGAAGAATGACAATTGATGAAGCAATTAAACACGCAGAGGAAGTTGCGAAAGAAAAAGAAAGCGAAGCAGAGGATTTAGAATATTCTAAATTGGATTGGAAATATGAAGCTAACCAATGTTCTAAATGTGCCGCTGAACACAGGCAGCTTGCAGAATGGTTAAAGCAGTTACAGAAGATACAGAAAATAATTAATGATTGGGAGAATAGTGGAGAAGAAGATGATCCTGTTAATATTATAATTAACATTGAAGAGGTTGTAGAAGACGTGAAAATTGGCTGATGCTAATGAATGCAGAATGTTATAAGTAGGTATAAGATGGAAAGTGAGGACAAGTAATGACGAGATTTGAAGAAAATAAATTTGTTATAGACGGGTTGATTAAAGAAATGAAAGAAAATCCAAGTGGGACTTATCAGGAAATGGTAGCATCTCAGCTTTGTATAATTTCTACAACTCTCGCAGACATATCTAAAAGTCTTGCAATTCTTGCTGACAAGGCAGAAAGTGAGCAGTAATATGGGTGATAACATTTTTGAAAAATTGACAGATGAAGAGCGGAATCATCTATGGATGTATATGATATTTAACAGAGATAAAATCATAGAAAAAACAGAACAGTGGACTAAAGAAGCAGAAAAAGCTGGCATGACCTTGACCGAATACCTCGAATCCATCGATCCGCTTAATGAGGCAAATAAGATAGACGTGATTGAGGATATTTCAGCAGAAAGTGAGCAGAATGACAAAGGATAGCGAGGAATACAAAGCCTTTCGGGAAGAATACGAAGCCAAGGAAAAGGAACGGCGTGATAACCCGGATAAATACCCGTACTTTGCGTATTTCCAATTTGGTTTCCACAACATGACATATCTTTCTGAGGAAGAAGTCAAAGAGGCGGTAAAGTTTTACCACCTAAAAAGCGACTACAAAGGCGGGTATTTCAGATATGGTAGGCAACCTATAACGATCCTGCCGAGAAAGTGAGAAATAATAATGTACGAAAGTCCAATAGATAAAATATATGGCGAGTTACAAACACAAATGATACAAGAAGAAGAAAAAATGGTAATGAAAGCCGTTAGAGAAGTGGGAGTAAATGTTGATAAGGAATCGTTAATAAAGGCTTTACAATATGACCGCAATCAATATACAAAGGGATATGAGGATGGTAAAAATGAGGTGCTCGACAAGATAAGAGCTGAGATGTTTGAAGAAATGTTATCTCATAGCGGAACAGGCGAAGAAGTGATACAAGCCTATGCGGATGGACTTAAAAAGGGATTAGAGATCATTGATAAATACAAAGCAGAAAGTGAGAACAATGAATGATAGATAAACCTCATTATAGGAGTGTTCCGACATTTCGCAATTATGAAGATTATCATGATGCAGAACAGTATATTAAAGGTTGGAATGATGCTATGGAATATATATTTAAGGGTGGCAAAGGGTATCAGCCGTACAGAAGAGGTGAATAAAATGCAGGATTTATTGTATGTTTCTTTTGATAAAGACGAAAAGAAAAATGAATGCGGAATATGTATTGGCAGACAGAACGAAGATGGTAGCCACACTATCTTAAAGATGGAATTAGACGAACAGGCTGAAATATTGTATAAGCTGCTGACGGAGCAGGGGACAAAAGCAGCCATTGTAGAAGAAAATGCAAGTCATGGACGCAACTAATCTTTGCGATACGAAACCTTTTGGTGATGATAGATTTGGAGGATAAGGATGGATGGCTTTATATATCAAAGAATAGTCGAGCCTGATAGTGATACCTATAAATTCGCATGTGAATATATGGCAAAGACTGAATTGTATGATAGGACTTTAACACATGCCAGGTCTCGCTGGGATCAAACGGAAGCGTTTGTAGATATATCACCTCGTATACGTAAATTGTCAAGAGAATACGAGGTTCAATGCAGAAAATATTTTACAGAAATTTGCGGAGGCTCGTGGCAACCAATTCACTTAGAAATCCAAAAGCATCATCACTATACTGCACAACAATGGATTGATGAATACAACAGATTGAAAGAGGTTGAAAAAAATGGATGTAAAAGCAATTGAAAACTTAATTATAGAGTTTTGCGAAAAGCATCATATAGACTTAGAAGCAGACGACATAGGTGAAGTCATATACCAGAGTGATAGCGTACAGATAGATGCTCTGGAATACTTTATCAAAATATTAGAGGCTTGTCAGCCGTGAGTGAGAGAGTTGGTGACAAAAAATAATGATGGACTTAGATCAAATACAAGCAGTGGTAAAGCAAATGCTACACAATGTAGACCTGGCTACTAAACCATATATGCTTATCATCAATCCGTCTGATAAGAAAACGATCTTGAAGTCAGTACCGGATTTAGAAGAAAGATACGTAGTTGTTGATTCGGATTTTTTAGAAAGCGGAAAACTCTACGTCATTGATAGAAAAAATTTGAAAGTCAATACCTGATTTAAACCGATTTAAACCGAATTAAACAAGGTTTAGTCAAGAAAGGACGCAGGATGAAAAGGGAAGCTAAATATTTGTTAGGCTGTTTATTTGCAATAAATCGGTTGCAAGAAAAAGGCAGTAGCTCATATGCGGTTAAAGCTGACGGCAAGTGGGAGTCGATACCGTGGAAAGAGATATGTGATTGGATTGAAAAACAGTATGCAATTGAGAGGGAAGGTTGAGCATGGCAAAAATAGTAGAGTTCCATCATGGAGCATTATCAGATAAATATGAGAAACAGGCGAACGAGCAAGGCTTTACATTTGGTGGTGATGCTAAGTGGGTGCAGGATGTAGGTGACGGTTTAGTGATGCTATATGTACAAGGATGTATTACTGATGCGGAATATAACAAGATACTGAGCCGATTCCAAAAGAAAGTCCTGATTAAGAAATTGAAGAGGTTGGAGAATGAAAAGAATAGCTAAGATAACAATTATTTGTCCAATTGAAATAGATGATGATGTTGATGTAACTAATGAAACTGAACTAAATGAGGCTTTAAGCGAATCTGTGGAAGACGATATTTTCTCCACAGACTATCTCAGCAGGTGGGATGAATTGGCAGTTGAAGATGCAGGAGAGTGGGAAGAATGACAAGAGAAGCAATTGAGTATTTTAAATTCCATCGCAAAATATTTTGTGAAGATCATTTAAAGAATTGTCCTAAAGATTCTCTTGCATACCACGCCACAATTAAAGAAAAAGAGTTTTATGATATGGCAATCAAGGCATTAGAGCAAGAACCTGTTCTTGACAAGATAAGAGCCGAGATTGAACAAATTGAAATCAACGGTCATATAAGAGATGTTGAATGTTTTAGGGCAGGGATAAATACCGTACTTAATGTTATCAATAAGTACAGAGCAGAAAGTGAGAAATAAACATGGTCGTAATGAAAATGACGCTGAAAATTATCCTATAAGTGAGGATATATCAAAAAGTATTGAAGAGATTAACAAATTGATATAAGAGCCGACATGTAACACTAAAGCCTAAGTTTTTATGACTTAGGCTTTTTTATATGTTAAAATCAAGTCAAAAAGAGGTATACAAAATTATGGAATTGGAAAACGTGAAAATTAAAGACCTGCATCCATACGACAGGAACGCCAAGAAGCATCCAAAAGAACAGATTGACAGGATAGTGAACAGCATCCGAGAATTTGGCTTTCAACATTGAATTATTGATAGTTCGGCTTTGATGCAATATAATTATCTTATCGGAGGTGATTATATGGCAGTAAGAAAAACAAAGAATATAGGAACTATTAAAAATGGTTTTTTAATTTTAGACAGTAGACATTACAAAAGTGATACACAATATTATGTGAAATGCCAAAAATGTGGGTTTGAAGCATGGAAAAGCAGAGGCTTTATAAAAGCAAAAGCGATATGCCCGAATTGTGAAAATGGCATAAATTATCATAATGCTTATGGTTATCAAAAGGAAAGATTGTACGAAAGATATAAAGCAATAATAACTAGAATAAATTCTCATGCACATTATAAAGATATAGAAATGTGTGATGAATGGTTAAATGACTATACAAAATTTAGAGAGTGGTCATTGTCAAATGGATATTCGGACGAATTGCAGATTGACAGAATAGATAATGAAAAAGGTTATTCGCCCGATAATTGTAGGTGGGTAACAGTAAAAGAAAATCAAAACAACAGAAGAAGTAATTTGATTGTGGAATATAATGGCGAAAGAGATACTGTTGCAAAATTAGCTGACAAGTACGGCAAGAACAGATATTTAATATATCAAAGGCTAAAGGCGGGTTGGAACGTCAAAGATGCTTTTGAAAAAGAAATAAATAAAAGCAAGTGGAGCAACAAGAGAAAGGCAAAAGAAAATAATGGATAACATCAAGATAGAATATTTACCCATAAAGGAATTAAAACCATACGAAAGAAATCAGAGAAAACATGCTGATTATGATGTATCACAAATAATGGTATCAATACAGAAGTATGGCTTCAACGACCCGATAGGCATTTGGAGCGATAAAAACATCATAGTCGAGGGGCATGGCAGATTAGCCGCCGCCAAGAAATTGCGCATGAAAGAAGTTCCTGTTATTCGATTAGACCATTTAACCGATGAACAGCGCAAAGAATATGCAATCATACATAACAAAACCGCTGAACTATCTGAATGGGATTTTGATTTATTGCTTGAAGATATTCCAACACTTGATTTTAGCGATTTTGATATTGATTGGGGATTGCCCGAAGATATAGAGGAAAACACAGAAATCGAAGAGGATGAAGCACCTGAACCGCCAACAGAGCCAAAAGCAAAGCTAGGCGATTTGTATATTTTAGGAAACCATAGGCTTATCTGCGGAGATTCTACGGATATTGCGGTTATTGACAGGCTTATGGATGGGGTAAAGGCTGATATGGTGTTTACTGACCCACCATATGCTTTGGTTGGAAATTCAACAGGGCTTGGAAGTGCAACAGATGATATGCTGAAGCCGTTTTTCCTTGCGGTATTTCAAAACATATGTAAATTTACTCATGACCTTATGCACGTATATGTATGTTGTGATTGGAAATCATGCAATGCCATTTTAACAGAAGCGAAGAAAACACAGTTGACAGAGAAATCGCTCATTGTTTGGGATAAAGAATCTATGGGGCTTGGCTCTCCGTATATGTCGCAGTATGAACTCATATGGTTTTTTGAAAATCATAAACAAAAAACAATGCAAGCAGGAAAGACCGAGTATAAGAATAGGCGAAATATTAAAGGAAAAAGCAATGTGTGGAAGTATAAACGAGTGCAAGATAGAAAACATAATGCACAAAAGCCCGTTGAACTTGTCGCAGAAGCCTTGAATAATTCGTGCTTTGAAAACGAAATTGTATTAGACCTTTTCGGCGGTAGTGGTAGCACACTAATAGCCTGTGAACAGTTAAACAGAAAATGCTATATGGCTGAAATTTCCCCACATTATATTGATGTTATCATTCAGCGGTACATTAATCTGAAGGGTAGTGATGCGGATGTGTTCTTGATTCGGAATGATGAAAAAATCCCGTGGAAAGATTTATAAAATTAAGAAAGGGCGGTGATTATGGATGGAAAGAAAACCGAAAAAATCAACAGCCAAAAAGACAAGCGCGAAGAAAAGCGAAACTAAGAAGAAAAGCGATACCAAAAAGAAAATGGGCAGACCGCTAAAGAAACTCGACAAAAAGGATTTTGAGAGCTTGCTTGCTATTCAATGCACACTTTCAGAAGTCACGGCATTTTTTGATAATAAGTTAGATGGATGCTCAGAGGATACTGTTGAACGTTGGTGCAAAAGAACGTACAACGAAACATTTGCGGAGGTTTCAGCCAAAAAGAGGGAAGTCGGAAAAATAAGCATAAGACGGGCGCAGTTTGAGATGATGAAAAGAAACCCCACAGCTTTGATTTGGGTAAGCAAACAATACCTCGGACAGACTGACAAGCAGGAAATTAGCGTTGCAGAGGTCAATCCGAATGTTGTTGATGAGATTGAAAAGGAAATCGGTCAATTCGAAGTAAAAGAAGGGAATGAGCCGCAGGATGCTAACGCGGAAACAGGTAATTAACTATCTGACGGAGAACCCCGTCGGATTCGGGCAGATGCTTGGGTTTGACAAATTGACCGACCTGCATAATGATTGGATTAAAGATATGGTGTATGGGCGAGAGGATGAAACCTTAGAAGCCCACCGAAACTCATATAAAACAACGTGCGTTTCGGTGGCTCTTGCCTTAATCATTATAGAACTGCCGAAACTTAGAACGGCATTCCTCAGAAAGACGGATTCGGATGTCAAGGAAATCATTCGACAGGTAACGAAAATTCTTAGGAATGAGCATACTATATACTTAACTAAGTGCCTTTATGGGATTGAATTAAAGTTGATGAGGGCAAGCGCGACAGAGATAAGCACTAACCTTGATCGGGACATAAAAGGAACATCTCAACTTGTCGGCATGGGTACGAGCGGCAGTATGACGGGAAAGCACTTTGACAGGATATTCACGGACGATATTATTAATGTGCAGGACAGGGCAAGCGCAGCAGAACGGGAACGGACAAAACTTGTATATCAGGAACTGCAGAACATCAAGAACAGGGGTGGGCGCATATTCAATACCCTGACTCCGTGGCACAAAGAAGATGCGTCAATCCTTATGCCAAAGCCTAAGACTTATGACTGCTATTCCACGGGGCTTATGACCGCAGAGGACATAGAAGCGAAGCGCGAAAGTATGTCACCGTCACTCTTTGCGGCTAATTACGAATTAAAGCATATAGCAAGCGAGGACGTTATCTTTCTCAATCCTAAGACGGGAGCAGACGCGGCGAAAGTCCTTAATGGGCTTATGCACGTTGATTCAGCCTTTGACGGTGCAGATTATACGGCGTTAAGCATTGCAAAAGAACACGACGGAAAAGTATATGTTTTAGGCAAGATGTGGCGAAAGAATGTATTAGACTGCTATAATCAGATTGTGGGTTATTACAAAGAGTACCTATGTCCGAAAATGTATAACGAAGTAAATGCTGATAAAGGCATGGTGGCGAGGGATTTGAAAAAGTTGGGTGTTAAGGTTGTAACATACTCCGAAACGACCAACAAATATATCAAGATCGTGACTTATCTTAAAAAGGTATGGAAGGATATAATCTTTGTAAATGGCACAGACCCCGAATATATCGAACAAATAACAGATTATACGGACGTTGCGGAACATGACGATGCGCCCGACAGTTTGGCTTCACTTATCCGTGAAATGTATCCGAAACTTGGACGCGACGAAAACATATCACTTTATGATTTATAACTAAGAAAGGGGCGAAGATGAAAACTTATCAAGACCTTATCAAGCATCAGCAGGAAAGTACGGATATACTTTCTTTTGTCCGTCAGATTATTAATGAGCATAAATCGAGTGTTGAATATCAAAACGCGGTAGATGCTCAAAGATACTACGAAAAGCGGAATACGACCATTTTAGCCTATCAGAAATTACTTTATAAGATAAGCGGCGAAGCGGTAGCCGATAACTATTCAGCTAATTACAAGCTTTGTAGCGGCTTTTATAACACGTTTACGACACAGGAGATTCAGTTCCTACTTGGCAATGGTGTAACGCTTGGAGAAAGCTCCAACAAAGAAAGACTTGGAAAGACCTTTGATTCAAACGTGCAGGATTGGGCTACAAAAGCAAGGATACAGTCGGTGGCTTTTGGCTTTTGGAACTTAGATCATATTGACATTTTCGCGCTTGATGAATTCGCTCCGCTTTATGATGAAGAGGACGGAAGTTTGAAAGCAGGAGTCAGATTTTGGCAGATTGCGGCAGATAAGCCGTTAAGGGCTACGCTTTACGAACTCGACGGATATACAGATATGATGTGGAGTAAGAAGAAGTCAAGCGGCGAAATCATCCACGAAAAGAGAACCTATAAAATCAGCGTGACAAGCACAAAGGCAGACGGGGATATAATCTATAAGGGCGAAAACTATCCCACATTTCCAATAGTTCCGATGTATGGAAATAAGAGCCACATATCTTCAATTACCGGACTGAAAGAACAGATTGACTGCTTCGACCTTATCAAGAGCGGATTTGCAAACGACGTTGACGATTGTTCCCAAATTTATTGGATTCTGCAGAATGCAGGTGGAATGGATGATGTAGACCTTGCGAAGTTTGTAAAGAGAATGCACACCGTTAAGGCGGCAGTCGTTGAAGATAACGGCGCGAGGGCTGAAAGTCACACGCAAGACGTACCTTATGCAAGCCGCGAAGCACTTTTAACAAGGCTTGAAACTGACCTTTACCGTGACGCAATGGCTCTTGATGTTAAGAGCATAGCAAGCGGAGCGGCAACAGCTACGCAGATTCGGGCGGCTTATGAGCCTTTATCCGAAAAAGCGGATAAGATTGAATTCCAGGTAACAAAAGCCCTTGAAGCTATTCTTGCACTTGCCGGAATTGAAGACACAATCAGTTTTACACGTTCAACGATCATTAACAAAAGCGAAGAAATCACCGTTATATTGCAGGCGGCTGAATATCTGCCCGAAAACTATATCACAGAAAAGATTTTAACGATTCTTGGCGACGTTGACCGACTCGATGAAATCTTGCAGGAGAAGGAAAGCGAAGAAGCCAATATGAGTTTAGGTGATATGGGCGAGGATGAAGAAGAGAGCGGAGAGGAAAGCCCCGATACTTCAAAGGTTGATCTTATCAAGGGAAAAGGTAAAGAATGAAAGCAGGATATACCGAAACCGACAGGGAATTAAAAAGGCTCGAAAGACAGATCAAGAAAGAGTATCAAGAAGCCTTAAAGATCATGGAGAAAAAAGCCAATGATTATTTCAAGCGTTTTGAAGTTAATGACCGCAAAAAGTCTATGCAGATGAAAAACGGGGAAATCACGGAAAAAGAGTATACTGAATGGCGCAGAAACAAAATGCTTGCAGGGGAATATTATAAACAGATGGTCAATAACCTTGCAAAAGACCTAACCCACGCAAAAGAAAAAGCTGACAGTTATATAAACGGCAAAGAGCCGACGTTTTACGCTATGGGGGCAAATTACGCAGGATATGAAATTGAGGTTGAATTAGGGCAGGAGAGCGTTAATTTTGTCTTGATAAACGAAGAAGCTGTCGAAGCCATGATTAAGCGTAAAGAAATTAAGCTGCCAAAACGAAAGAAGAAAATTCCAAAAGAAGAAAAATGGAACATGAAGAAGATCAATTCCGCATTGCTTCAAGGTATTATGACGGGTGATTCTATCCCCAAACTTGCAAAACGCTTGAAATCTGTTGCAAAAATGAACTCAGCGCAGAGCATCCGAACAGCGCGGACGCTTGCCACAGGTGCGGAGAATTTAGGACATTATAACCGCTACCACGAAGCAAGGCAAAAAGGTATCCCGTTACTGAATAAATGGAACGCTACAAAGGACAGCCGAACCCGATTGAGTCATAGACTTTTAGATGGAGAGGAAAGACCCGAAGGTGAAGAGTTTTCTAATGGTTGCAGATTTCCGGGCGACCCCGAATGCAGGGATGGCGGTGAAATATATGGCTGCCGCTGCCGTCTGACAGCTGTATTAGTGGGCTATAAATATGCAGATGCAGGTCTTGATACTTCTAAAATGGGCGGCTTGTCTTATGAGGAATGGAAACATACCAAGCCCAATTATAACAAGGGCAAGAAAAAGAGGAAAAAGAGGTGATCTTAAATGGCAACAATGAATTTTAGAATTGAAGCCGACCACACAGCCGACGTTATAAAGGAACTGAATGAAAAAATAGACATTGCTTTGACAAAATGCGGCATTGTTGCAGAAAACTACGCGGTACAGGAAATCGAAAACAATCCTCGAAGGGTTGACACGGGGCTTTTAAGAAATTCGATCACATACGCCTTACATGGTAAGAGCGCAAATAAAGGCTCATATCATTCAGATGATAATTCAAAAAGCGGCTCTTATACGGGTACGGCAGAAGATAAGCCAAACACCGTATTCATAGGATCAAATCTCGAGTATGCTGCCTACGTGCATTACGGGACGACGAGAATGACCCCGAACAGGTTTCTTGAAAATGCCATCGAAAGGCATCAAGAAGAGTACAAAAATATCATACAGTCCGAATTGTCAAGTAACTAAATCAAATAATTATTGAAAAAAACAAAAGTTTGCGATAGACTTTAGACAAATGCTAAAGGAACGGCAAACATCCGAAGAAAAGGAGAAATATTTTATGGCACTCAGCAGAAAATTATTATTAGCTATGGGATTAGAAGCTGATAAGGTGGATGAAATCATCGAAGCTCATGTGAGTACGACTGACGCTCTTAAAGAAGAAAGAGACAGATACAAGAAAGAAGCCGAAGCAAACAAGGACGCAAAAGCGGAGCTTGACAGGGTTTCAAAAGAACTTGAAACACTCAAAGCAGATGGCGGCAAAGAGGACACTTACAAAGTAAAGTATGAAGCCCTCAAAGAAGAATTCGAGGATTTTAAGAATGGCATTGAAGCCGAAAAAACAAAGACTTCAAAGACCAAAGCTTACAAGGAATTACTGAAAGAAATCGGTATTTCTGAAAAGCGCATTGATGCGGTTACAAGAATCGCAGACCTTGACAAGATAGAGCTTGACAAGGACGGAAACATCAAGAAAGCTGACGACCTTAAAAACTCCCTCAAAGAAGAGTGGAGCGACTTTATCGAGTCAACCCACACAGAGGGTGCGGATGTATCTAACCCACCAAAGAAAACAGGTGGCCAGACAATGACAAAAGATGAAATTATGCAGATCAAGGATGCAGGGGAAAGACAGGCGGCAATCGCTGAAAATCATCAGCTCTTTGGGTTCTGATATTTCCATCGGAAAGTGAGAAGAGGATGAATAAGAACGATAAACTTATGAAATTAAACTTACAGCATTTTGCAAAGGCGGCAACTACAACGGCGGCGGATATTGCAATACAGGCGCGTGAGATTGATTTCGTAACCAGATTTAATCTGAATTGGGATGCACTCAGGCAGATTCTTGGAATCATGCGCCCGATCAGAAAAACCCCGAATACTCAGCTCGTATCCTATACAGCTAAGATGAAGTCGGCAAGCTTACAGGGCGGCGCGTCCGTTGCAGAAGGTGACGAAATCCCTTACACAGAGTTTGAGGTTGTACCGACTTCCTACGGAAATATCACTGTTGAAAAGTACGCAAAGGCTGTTACCATCGAAGCTGTTGAGAAACACGGCGCAGATAACGCGGTATCAAGAACGGATGAAGCTTTTCTTAACGAACTGCAGAAGGAAGTTATGGGGCGTTTCTTCACGTTCATGAAAACAGGATCGTTGACAGCCGCTTATTCAACCTTCCAGATGGCTCTTGCTATGGCTAAAGGACTTGTCATTGATAAGTTTAACAAGCTTCGCAGAAACGTCACTGAGGTTGTAGGCTTTGCAAATGTACTTGATGTTTATGAGTACATCGGAGCGGCTAACATCACAGTTCAGACACAGTTCGGTTTTCAGTACGTTAAGGATTTTCTCGGCTATTCGACGATATTCCTTATGAGCGACCCTGACATACCGAGAGATACAGTTATCGCTATTCCGGCTGATAACATTGATCTGTACTATATCGACCCTTCGGACAGCGACTTTGCAAGATTGGGCTTACAGTACACAGTACAGGGAGAAACAAACCTTATAGGCTTCCATGTACAGGGCAAATACAGCCATGCAGTAGGCGAGGCATTCGCTCTTATGGGAATGACTCTTTGGGCTGAATATCTTGACGGAATCGCAGTTGTAAACGTTGGTACAGAATCGTTTACAGCGGTTGAGACCACAACAGGAAAGAACCCTGCTGCTGAAATGTGGTACGAGAAAGACGCAAGCAACAACTATTTCAGAACCATAGACACAACACCCGCAGCAGGAAAAACCTATTATACCAGAACCGTAACAGCGACAGGAGCTTGATCGAATGTACAGAGTAGTGCAGTTTTTTACTGACTTGCAGGATAAAGGCTATGCTTATCGCGTGGGCGACACATACCCACGCGAGGGCTTAACACCTTCTACCGCCCGAATAAATGAGTTATTGAACGGCACAAACCGCCGCCACCTAAAACTTATTGAAGAGGTTGACGAAAAGGCTTCAAAGGTGGATGAAACCGATGTTGAAGAGGTGGAAGAGATCGAAAAGCAAAAAGAAAAGAAGTCTGCAAAAGCAAAAACAAAAACTAAAGAGGAATAGTTTTATGATGATTAGCGAAGTATGCCACGAGGTCAAGAATTGGTTCGAGTATGATAAGATTTTCGGAAGATTCAAGATTGAAGGGGGTGTGCTTCGCTTTCTTGATTATTCCGACAGAATACCGTCTGATTTAGGCTTGCAGGACGGGCAGTATTACCGTATCGTCGAAAGCGTTTTCAATGACGGAGTTTGGCAGTATCATACGCCGACAGAATCAGAAGAAGAACAGACAGAGCCGGAAACATCCGAAGAACCAGAAGAAATAGAAGAGTTAAGGGATGAGGAATTTTTGGGCGGCGTTTGGCTTATGGCTGTGCCGCGTGATTTCTTGAAAAAAGTCGATGAGATAATAGCATGGGAAAAAAAATACGGCGGTGTTGACAGCGCGGCGCAGAGTCCATTTAGTTCCGAAAGCTTTGGCGGCTATTCGTATTCAAAAGCGAGCGGCGGCAGCGGTTCGGGTGGAAGTACGGCTATCACTTGGAAAAACAATTTTGCATCTGACTTAGACAAATGGAGAAAGATATAAATGTCGTTACTTGATGAAGCAATGGAAAAATGCACCATGATTGATAAAGTCACCGTACCCGATGGATACGGCGGCTTTGACGTTGTTTGGCAGGACGGAGCAGAGTTTTCGGCGGCTTTAGCCCTTGACATATCAACACAGGCTCGGATAGCACAGGCGCAGGGAGTCAAGAACCTTTACACGGTCACGACTCAAAAGAATGTATCTTTGAAATTCCATGATGTTTTCAGACGCGACAGAGATTTGAAAACCTTTCGGGTAACATCCGATGGAGCTGATAAACACACACCTGCAAGCGCAACACTAAACATGCGACAGGTCAGCGCAGAGGAATGGGGGTTGACGGATGAACAAAGAACAGGCGATAACTGACTTTTGGAATAGTTTTAACATTCCTGCCTTTGATGAAAACACGCCGCCCGACAATCCCGAAAGAAAGAATTTTCCGTACATAACATTTAACGTAACGACAGGAAACATGGGGCAAGTCATTAACTTGGGTGCTAAGATTTGGTATCGCTCCGCGTCTTGGCGCGACGTGACTTTGAAGAAAGAGGAAATCGCTCAATATATAGGCGATAAGCCTTTTGGCAAAGGTCACAAGCTTATTGCTTTTGACGATGGATATATCCAAGTTGATTCAAGTTCATTCAGTGCAAGCCGACAGACAGACCCAAACGATGAAATGATAAAAGCTTATGTACTCACCGTACAGGTAGAGTATTTAAGCGCATATTAGATTAGAAAGAGAGGAAAAATAAATGGGGAGATTTACGATCATTCCACAGGATACCTTCACAGGCTTACAGCTTGACGCAGGTGTACTTTTAAGAAGATTTGACCCTTCAAACCCTTTAATTGCTGATGAAGATATCATTTGCGCAACTACGGGCGGCGTTAATCCTTCATGTACTCCGTCCTTTTCGGACTTAGGAGAGGACGTTGACAATGTACCTCTTAACATGATGGAGCTGAAACACCTTGATTCACAGGAATGTAAGATTTCAACGACTTCGCTTTCAACAAATACAAGGCTTATCAAGCAGACGCTTGGATGCGCCGACATCGACGCCGAAAAGTCCATGATCGTTCCGAGAGCGGATTTGAAACAAACGGACTTTTCTGATATATGGTGGGTGGGTGATAGAGCCGATGGCGGCTTTGTTGCTATTCAGCTTAAAAACGCACTTTCAACAGGCGGCTTTTCACTACAGACGACAAAGAACGGAAAAGGACAGATCAGCCTTGAAATAACAGGACATGTATCTATCAAGAAGCAGAAAGAAGTACCTATGGTGTTCTATTCGGTAGACCCCGACGCTTTCAATTGGGTAGAAATCGAACCTGAAAAAGCTACAACAGAAATGTTCGGAACGCTTGTTGGAGATTTACAGGATGGCATGAGCATTGACGGGGCTATGATTAAGGGTACGCTTAAATTCTATGATGATGCAGAATCTTCACTTGTTACACAGTGGGGAGCAGGATATTTCCTTGCGCTGAAATTCAGTGACCTTGATCCGAACGCTACTTCCGTTAAGGTTGGACTTGACCCGTCAGAGGGCAGCGGTCTTGTGGAGATCGTCAACGACCCCGACAAGAACGGCGTATTCAAGATCACCGACAAAAACGCACAGAAATTCAAGATTGTGTCAACGGATGGGACAGACACCCTTGTTCAGACATACGACCTTTCACAACTTGTTTTAGAGGATTGATGAATGAAGAATTTAGCAAACTGCAAACCGTCTGAGTTTATCGCCCAGACGGTAAAAATCAAAAAGATTGTTTCAAAATGGCTTGATGAAATCAATTGGACGGAAATCACAAGCGAACCTGTCGAACTCAAAGAAGCCCCCGAAAATGCAAGCGCAGAGGTAAGAGCGGCAGTTATCAGGGCAAATGCTGAGATCGTAAAGAAGAAAGGCATGGAAAGAATGTCTAAGCTTTTTGATAACGCTTTTGAAAAATGCCCCGAAGATACTTTAGCGGTGCTTGCCCTCTGTTGCTTTGTGGAGCCGCAGGACGTTGATAATCATCCAATGTCTGAATACCTGGGCTGTATTACTGAATTAGTGAGCAGCAAAGAGGTGACTGATTTTTTTATCTTCTTGGCAACACTCCGCAAGGCGATATAAAATATATCCAGAGCCTTGAACATTTGAATTACAACTTAGTAGAACTTTGTGGAAAAGGATATGTAATAGATAATTACATATCCTTTTTGCATAAAGAAGCAGAAGAAAAATCCTATAAATGCTATGTAACAGATGTTTTAAAAGTGATTGCCAAGAATACCGCAAGTAAAGAAGGGGATTTGGTTATAGAAACTAAGTGGCGTGAACTGATAGGACCGCCAAAGAAAAAGACTGATGAAGAAAACACGAAAGAAGAAAAAACAGAGAATGAAGTGATAGAGGATTTAAGAACAAAACTTGCAAAATGTTGCAGAAAGTGAGGTGAAAACGTCAATGAATGTATTTGATCTTGTTGCAAGTATTACTCTTGATTCAAGTCAATTTGAAAGAGGGTTAGGACAGGCACAAAGTACGGCTAATTCATTAGGCGGTGCAATTGCAGGCGGTCTTGGTAAGGCGGCACAATTGGCAGGTGGAGCGATTGCGGCGGCTTCTACGGCTGTCGTAGGTTTTGGCGTATCTTCGGTCAAAACAGGAATGGACTTTGACAGCGCAATGTCACAGGTCGCCGCGACTATGGGAAAAACTACCGCAGAAATACAGAATCTGAGGGATTTTGCACAGAAAATGGGCGCAAGTACGGCGTTTAGCGCAACAGAAGCGGCAGAAGCCTTAAACTATATGGCACTTGCAGGATATGACGCTGAAACTTCAATGCAGATGTTACCAACAGTCCTTAACCTTGCCGCTGCCGGTGGAATGGACTTGGCAACTGCATCAGACATGGTAACAGATGCACAGTCGGCACTTGGCCTTTCCTTGGATGATACAACAAAGATGGTTGACCAGATGGCGAAAACGTCCTCAAAAACGAATACAAGCGTTGCACAGTTGGGTGATGCAATGCTTACCATAGGAGCGACCGCAAGAAACGTCAAGGGCGGCACGGTAGAGATTGCGGAAGTTCTCGGCGTTTTGGCTGATAACGGCATAAAAGGCGCAGAAGGCGGCACACATTTAAGAAATGCTATCCTGTCTTTGCAGACTCCCACCAAAAGCGGTACAGAAGCACTTGAAAAGCTTGGAATGTCTTATAAAGATATGTATGATGAAGCAGGAAACATGAGGTCGTTGCCGGAAATCTTCTTAGAACTCCAACAGAGGATGGAAGGAATGAATCAGGCTTCAAAAGATGCCATAATCAGCGGTATTTTTAACAAGACTGACTTAGCGGCTGTTAATGCCCTTGTCGGTACAAGTGCGGACAGATGGGCTACGCTGACCGATGAAATCACAAATTCAACGGGTGCGGCACAGGACATGGCAAAAACACAGCTTGACAATCTGAACGGTGATATAACCATCATGAAATCAGCGTTGGAAGGTGTTCAAAATGCCGTATCCGAAAAGCTTACGCCGGATTTACGAAACTTTGTACAGTTAGGAACAGACGGACTTTCGCGAATGACCGATGCTATAAAATCGGGCAATCTTGACGGTGCAATCAATGTATTTTCTGACATACTTACACAGGGATTGAATAACATCATTGAAGGGCTTCCGAAAGTCATTGACACCGGTATCAAAATAACAGGCGCGTTAGCGCAGGGCATAGGAAACAACCTCCCCACGCTTGGAAATGCGGCAATACAGATTTTACAGATGCTTGGAACTTATATAACGCAGTATGCGCCCGTTTTAATCGCTCAAATTCCCACGCTTTTATCAGAGTTTGCATCGGGCTTTAAAGATAGCCTTGGAATTGTGGTCGATATTGGCTTGGATATAATCAATGCAATCATTCAGGGCGTAGCGGATTCGATGCCAGAGTTTGCAGCAAAAGCCCCCGAAATTATCGGGGATATTTTGGCAGCATTGATTGAAAACATACCAAAATTATTAACGGCAGGGCTTGAAATTATAACCACTATCAATAATGGTATGATGGACAGCCTTCCAGCACTGATTCAAAGTATACCCGAAATGTTTGGTAAAGTCGGCGAAGCTATTATGAAAATTGATTGGCTTGGACTTGGAAAAGCCTTGATACTTGCCGTTTTGTCGGGAATTAAGGAAAGCTACACGCTTATTCCTACGATATGGCTTACCATTGGACAGACAGCTTTCGACAACGTTAAAAATATTAATTGGTATCAGCTTGGATATGATGTAGTAACATTTGTATTAAATGGTATTAATTCACTTTTTACAAGCATTCCGAACAAACTTAAAGAGATCGGAGATAATGCAAAGGAATTTTTTAGGAATATTGATTGGAATCAACTTGGAAAAGACACTGTAACTTTCATCTTGAACGGAATTAAATTCCTGTTTTATGACATTCCGAACGAATTAAGGGATATCGGCTTTCGCGCATTTGAAGAGATACAAAATATTGACTGGTTTTCACTTGGCTCAAATATTGTAGACGGAATAATCCAGGGCGTGCAGAATCTTGCAGATGATCTTATAAACACTGTATCCGACATGGGAGAGGGTGCGTGGGATGCAATCAAAGACTTTTTCGATATTAACTCACCATCTAAAAAGATGATGTGGATGGGCGAAATGATAGACAAAGGGCTGTCAAAGGGTATTGAGGATAGCGCAGATTTAGTTTCTAATGCTATGGATGATCTAAGTGTAATGCCCGAAATCAGCACATCATCTTTTGATGCTAAAGGAACGGCTTTAGGAAACAGTGAAAACGCAACTTCCAACACTTCAAATAATAACGTTGTAATCAACGTATACGGCGCGGCAGGGCAGGATATGAACGAGCTTGCAGAAATCATCGAGAAAAAGATAAATGCGGCTACACGGCGCAGAGAGGGGGCGTTTGCTTAATGGGAATTGTATCACATGATCTGTTGATTAATGGCAGAAACCTCTGTGACCTTGGTGTATATGTAACAAGCAAAAAAGTGTATAACGCCCCTAAACGTGATACAGAGGAAGTCGTTGTTTTAGGGCGCAACGGAACGCTTACAATAGACCACGGACGCTATGAAAATGTGCCTGTGGGCTATCCGTCTGTGATCGTGGATAACTACAAAGATAATATCGAAGCTTTAAGAAATTTTATTCAGACGCTAAGGGGGTACAACAGGATTGAAGATACTTTTAACCCTGACGAATACAGGATGGGAAAAATACCTGATAATTTTGAGGTTGACCCGAAAGTTTATGATAATGCGGCAACTTTTGAAATGGTTTTTAACTGTATGCCGCAAAGGTTTCTTAAAAGTGGTGAGCATGTTGTAACATTTACTTCAAGCGGTGGAATAATCAGAAATCCCTCACCATGTGAAAGCAAGCCTTTAATTACGGCATATGGTACGGGAACGCTGACCATTAACGGACAGACTATCAAGGTCAATACGGCTGATGTTTATACCGTGATAGATTGTGAAATGCAGAATTGCTATAAAGGGTCTACAAATTGCAATGGAAATGTTACAATGACAACAGGAGATTTTTTTACTTTGGCAAGTGGAAATAACACGGTTAATTTTTCGGGATTCTCGAAAGTAGAGATCATCCCTAAGTGGTGGATTTTATGATACCTATTCTTTTTCAAAAAACTGAATCATCCTTTACATCAAACGGATTAGGGCGGCTGTCTGATGCTATTTCTTGCGTTGTTACTGAGGAAAGAAACGGACAGTATGAACTTGAAATGGTCTATCCTTTAGGCGGCAATCTTTATGATCTTATCGACACGGACATGATAATAGGTGCTATTCCGTCAGTTGGTGCAAGCTTACAGGCTTTTGATATCTACGCCATTTCACGCCCTCTGATGGGGAAAGTAACCATCAATGCAAGACATATTTCATACAGATTAAGCCATATCGTAACGACAGGGGCAAACGTGGCGGCAAGCGGAACGGCTTGTGCCACAGCCCTAAACAGTCTTAAAACTAATGCTATTCTTGCATCTGGTCAGACTTTCCCTTTTACATTCGAAACGGATGTAACCACAGTAGCCAAATTTGCTAAAACTGTTCCTGCATCTGTCAGAAGCCGCCTGGGCGGTTCGGAAGGTTCTATCTTAGATCAGTACGGCGGTGAGTTTGAGTGGGATAATTTCAAAGTTAAGCTGCATAAAAACAGGGGTGTAAATTCAAACGTAACAATCAGGTATGGCAAGAACTTAACGGATTTAACGCAGGATGAAAGTGTTGAGGGAACTATTACGGGATGTATCGGTTATTGGCGAAGCGAGGATACGACAGTTGTTGGAACTGTTCAGCTTGCAGCGAACCATTCCGAGTATGTCAGGGAAAAGGTTGTTTCAGTTGATTTTACATCACAGTTAGGAACAGAGACAGTTCCCACGGTCGAGGCGGTCAACAACATAGCTTCTATCTACGTAAACCGTCATAATCTGCCAAATGTCAATATGAAGGTATCTTTAATTGATCTGTCAAAAACAGAAGAGTACAAGGAATATGCGCCGCTTGAGGAACTTCACCTTTGCGATTATGTCGGCGTTGAATTTGAAAAGTTAGGCGTATCACAGTATGCAAGGGTTATCAAAACGGTTTATAACGTGCTTGAAGATAAGTATGATAGCTTGGAAATCGGCGATAACATCAGCACCCTGTTTTCTACGATCACGGACAGCTTGGCGGCTGAAATAGACGCGGTAAGCTTTGAAGCATTGAACGCTACAGCGTGGCTGACAAGAGGAAACGGATATGTCGTGGCGGTCAAGAATAGTGATGGCTCATGGAAAGAGCTGCTGTTTATGGATACCAACGACATTGCCACGGCACACAATGTTTTAAGACTTAACGAGAACGGATTGGGCTTTTCCACGACAGGAGTAAATGGCACTTATACAAATGCCTGGACGATTGACGGAAATCTGAACGCCGATTTTATCACGACAGGAACTCTGAGGGCTTCTGTCATAGGCTCTCACAGCGTACCGACCGACAAGCTAAAGGGTTCAATAGCTAATGGAGCGTGGGGAATCGACTTCACGAACGGCACGATGAACATTGGTACTCTGACCGTAGACAAGATCAAAGGCTCTATCCTCAACAGTGGATGGGGAATCGACTTCACGAACGGCACGATGAACATTGGTACTC